GGACGAGCAGGTTCTCCGTGTTCGACCACTTCGAGGACCCCGCCTCCCACAACGGCTCCACCTTGGCGTAGTTGTTGTTGGTGATCTCGTTGTACTCGACGGTTTGATTGTGACCGTCGGTCAAAACGTTGCCGTCACCAGGACCGCCGCCGATGCCGACCTGCCCGTTCGTCGTGATCTTGCAGCCACGGACGACGGTGCCGTTGCCCTGGTGGCGGATCCCGAACCCGTGGTTGTGTCGAAAGGTGGAGTTCTCGTACCGCCACCCGGTCGACCAGTCGCTGTCCCGTCCGGTCGGACCGTTCTGGACCTGGTTCCCGAACTTTTCCACCATCACGTTCTGGAACACGACGTTGGTGATGTTCGTCCTGGTGGTGGAACCTCTACACAGGTAGGACTGCTGGCACGTCTCGACGGTCTGGCCGGTCGGGGTGTCGAAGATGTAGATCCGATTGGCGGTCAGGTCGAAGAAGTAGCCGCCTGCCACCACGTCCGCCCGTGCTGCGTAACGACGGAACGGGACGTTGTTGAAGTACAAGTCTTCGCCACGGTTAGCGAGCGGTCCGGCCCCGCTGTTCGCATCGAGGCTGCCCTCGGGCATCCGTTGCGTCTGCCCGTCCACGTACCACAACGCGCGGCCGTCGAAGGAGCCGGAGTTCCACCCAGTGAGCACCTTCGCCCCGTTGAACGAAGAACCTGGAGCCCCGTGGAACTCTTGGTTCGCCTTAGGGGCAAACTCGGACGTGGGACGGTGAACGCCGGTCACCCAGAACTTGGCGCCCGCAGCAGCACTGTTGATCGTCGCAACGACGCTCGACCACCCGGACGCTGCGTCAACAACAATGGAGCCGGCGGGCTGCGTGTAACTGGACCGCTGCCCGTAGACCCCAGTGGCGAGAGCAAGCGTGTCCGTCTCAGTCCATGAGCCAGCGGTCCAGAGGACCGGTGCCGACCAGGCGGACAAGCCACCGGGACCGACCGCCCGGATCTTTGAGGTCTGCGGCCCAGACAACCCTGGCACGACGATCGGTGACGAAGACCCGGTGGTGATGGTCATTGGACAGCCTCCGTTAGAACCTCGTACCGGTCAGCACCAGGGACGATGCCGAAGTGAACAGCCCGCTCAGCCACACACGGGTGATCGTGGGGACCGCAGGTGGTGGAACAGGTGCTGGTGGTTGCGGCGAGGGCGGAGGAGGGGTCGAAGGAGGCCTCTTCATAGGCAGCGGACAGTATGCGAAGGGGGGTCATGCGGGGTCCGTCTGAATCTCGTAGGAGGTCGCGCCTGTCACAGTCGTGAACGTGTGCGACCCGCCTGCGGTGACAGACGTGAGAGTCGGGCTGGCGATGCTGCCCGTGAGGGTCCCGTCCGCCTTCACAACGTGCTCGACGGCGGACTTCAGCGTGCCGTCGGCGCCCACCACGTAGTACGGGAGCGTCCCCGCCCCACTGGCCACGGCGTCGGCGTCGGCGTCGGTCCACGGTGCCGTGGCGTCGGTGAGGTACCCAGCACCCGAGTACAGCGTCGTGACGTTCCCCTGGTGGAGGTCCGTGGTGACACCAGAGAATGGCCAGAACCCACCCGACATTGTGATCGGGGGTGTTCCTGTGGTCCGCCAAGTGGCAAGTTGGGCGTCGGTCATCACGGTGTTGTGGATGCCCACCCTGGCAAGGCGGCCCTTCCATTCGCCACCGACACCATAACGACCAAAGTGCAGCGGGTTGATGCCGTACGTCAGAGCAGTGAAGTCACCACCACCCTGCGAGTCATGGGCCAGCGTCCCTGTGGCAGTCCACACCCGCAGCCTGGCCGTTCCAGACCCCATGCCTGCCTCGTTGGCCTGGAAGCACAGGAACACCCACTGGTTGACGTAAGCAGCGTCTGCGTAGGTGTGGACTTCGGGGGTCGCCGGGAACGTATTGTCTTCACACGACCCGTGGAACTTGCCTTCAGCCTCTGCACGCTGCCCCAACACATACGAGTCACCAGGGCCGGGACCGTCCTTGCCGACGATGGTCCCCCAGTCCTTCGTGCCAGTGCTGTCGGCCCATACCCATGCGCCCAGCGTCAGGAAAGCGCTTGGTGTCCGCAGTGATGGCGAGTCCGGTGCTGATGCGTAGGCGAGATTGCCGTCCAGGCTGAGCACCCGCTTCCCAGCAGCGGGGTCGGCAGCCGTCCACGGGGTCGTGGGATCCGACACGAAGGTGGCGCCAGGCTGGATCGTCGTCGGGTTCGCCTGATGCAGGTCCGTAGCGACACCATTGAGGGGCCAGAACCCGCCGCTGAGCGTGATCGGCGGCGTGCCCGTGGTGCGCCACGTGTTGATCTGAGCGTCGGTGAGGACGGTGTTATGGACGCCGAGACGGGCAACCCGGCCCTTCCATTCGCCACCTGCCCCGTAGCGGCCGATGAGCAAGCCACCCGTGCTGTACGTGATCGCCGAGTAGTCACTGGCGCCCTGGACGTCGATAACGAGGGCGCCAGCGGCCGTCCACGCCCGGATCCGCAGCGTGCCCGACCCCTGCCCTGCCTCGTTCCCGGTGACCACGAGGAACAGCCACTGGTCCACGTAGGCGGCCAGCGCTCCAGTGTTGATCTCGATCCCCGACGGAGACACGCCCGGGGGATACCAGGTGGTCGACGACCCGCTGGCGATACTGATGCTGTCGACGTAGTGGACCTCGCCAGCGGCACCAGCAGCGGTGACTCTGACTTGGATTGCAGCCCGAGCGGCTGTTGCTGGCGCTTGAGCGGTGCAGGAACCCTGAGTCCACCCGGTGCTGGTATCGGCAGTCTCTGAACCGAGCGACGTCGAAAGAGTCACACCAGCAGCGTCGTACCAGACGATGCCCACGTTGACCGACCGGGAGGTTGTGTTAGAGCGAACAGACGCCAACGCCGTGTAGACCGTTCCAGCAACGACGGGAACACCAGCGACGCCGTTTGTCGTGTAGGCGTACATGTCGCCAGCAGCGACCGCTGTGAGTGACAGGGATGCTGTCCCGATCAGAAACTGTGCGGTGCTCCGAGCAAGGGACGTATTGCCAAAGAACGTGACCCAACCTGTGGTGTCCGTCTCCAACGACGCCTGGTTGGTGGTGAGCAAGTTCGGAGCAACGGTGTCCTCGATGCCAGCGTAGAACTTCCCCTCGAACGACGAGAACTGCGCCATCGAGTAAGACCCGGCGGTCTTGATGGCGATGGAGCCCCAGTCCTTCGTGTTCGTCGAGTCCGGCCACACCCACGCTGCGAGCGTGTGCTGCGTCGACGGCGTGCGAAGCGCTGGTGAGTCGGGTGCAGAGGCGTACCCCGTAAGCCCGTCGAGGCTGAGTACCTGCCCCATCAGGGAACCCCCACCGTCAGCGTGCCACCGGGCGTGTCGTTTCCGTACGAGTTCCAACTACCCCACGGGCGGTTGCCGTTGTCCCAGGCGAACCAGTTGTTGGTGGAGTTCGACAGGTAGTAGTCGTTGTCCTCGAAGCGGTTGTTCTCCGACGTGAAAACCTCGGGCTGGTTCCCAGTCATCAGGCCAGCCGCAATGGCGCCGTTACCGCTGGAGTCTGCCGCAGGCTTGAACGTCTTCACGACCGTGTTGTCGTGGTAGTAGAGGTTCCGAACCTTGAACCCGGTCCCATACTTGCCGGGGCCATCAGCAACCCTGTTGCCCTGGACCGCAGACAACTCGTTCCAGTTGTCCTGGAGGAAGTTGCCGTGCGCCTCGACGTTCGAGGATTCTGAACAGAGGATCCCGGCGCCGTAGGCGTACACGGGGTTATAGAACCCATTGCGCCGGATCTTGTTGAAACGGATCAGGCACTGCCACGAGATCTCGTGGAAGATCCCCATCTGCCCGTTGTCCTCAACGAGGTTCTCCTCGTACAGCACGGTGTCGTTGTCGATGTCGGTCCACAGACCGGGGCCACCGTTGTGGTGCGGGAAGTTGCGCCGGACGATGAGCCCGTTCGTAAGCACCCACTTCGACCCGCCGGCCTCGAACCCGGCGTTGTACCCGTAGGCGGCGTTGTTGCGGGCGATCTCGTTGTACTCCATGATTGAGTTGTTTCCGATGCCGCCGATCCCGATCTGATAGTTGTCGTTGATCTTGTTGCCCTGCACGAGCATGTTCGAGCCGATGCGGATGCCACCCACGTTGTTGTGGATGTTGTTGTTGACCACTTGCCACCCGGTAGTGGATTCTCCTTCGCTGTGGCCGCCCGCTCTGACGCACGGCAACTGGATGGGGTTGTTGAAGTTGCGGATTTCCAGGTTGCGGACGGTGATGTCGGGAGCGCTGCCGTAGAAGGCGAACTCGGTCGTGCCCATGCCGTCGAGGATCGCTCCGGGCGCACCGAGGAAACGCTGGCCGCCCTTCATCGACGGCCACCCCGGCATGTTGTGCAAGCCGGTCTCGAACCAGAAGGTGGCCTGCGACGATGCGTTGGCGATGGTGTTGAGGTTGGCCGCCCCACCAGCGCCGGGCGGGAGCGGGATGGCGCCGCCCGGCATCGAGTAGGAGGTCGACGGGCCGAAGGCGTACGAGGCGAGGCTGTCGGGGTCGTACGTGCCACCACCACCGCCCGGAGGCGGGGGAGGGGGTGGCGGAGACCCCGCCACAGCCCCCATGTACAGGGTCCCCCCTGTCGTGACGACGCCCCGCTTGGCCATCAGGTGGCGTTGATGACGTGATCAGCGACGAGGGCGTTGGTGGGCTTGGCGAACGGCGTGTAGTACACGGTCCAGACGACCTTGCCCGCCCACACGGGGCGAGCGGTGCCGATGGCAGTGACGTCGAGGTAGTACGGGATGAACGTGAGCCCGGTGCCCGACAGGCTGGCGTTCACCACCGAGCCAGTGTTGGGGTTGCGAGCGTTCGTGAACCGGGTGTCGGTCAAGTACGCCTTGAGGTCGATCTCGTCGGCGTTCTGACGCTGTATGGGGACGTAGTCGTCCTGCTCCGACGAGCCGTCAGCGGGGAGTTTGGTTGCGGGCATCTTGGTCCTCCGTCACTGCTTCCAGGGGGTGCGGGATTCGGCCCACGTGTGGTTGGCGTCCCGCCACTTTCGACTCGTTGCAGGCGCTAGGGCAGGGCCGGTCATGGGGGTGAGCCCTTCACGGGCCGTCGTACCGTCCCTCATGACCGTCTCGAAGCCGAGCCTGCTGGACGCCTTGTCCCAGCGGGTCAACTTGTTCCGAGCGATGGTCGCCTCCCACACGATGCGAGCGAGATGACCATCGAGCGCTGCCTTGTCCTCAGCCCACGCCACCGTCAGACCAGCGTTCCGGTGGTGTCCTGCCCGGCCGCCCGCCACTCGGCCCACGTCATCCGCTGGTTGTGGAACGTCCACAACCTTGCCGCCTTGTCGGCCACCCGGTAGGTGTTAGCGTTGTAGCGGATGTTTCGGTCGTATCCGGCAAGGTCGCCCTCCATCGACACGCCCGCTAGGTTGGCCCCGTTCCCACTTGAGTCCGGCTGCATCGGCTTCGTGCGGATGATCGTGTTGTTGCGGACCTCGACGTTGCGGAGCTGGTACGGGGCGCCGGCGCCGTCGTTACCCCGGGGCTGCTGAATGCACGAGATGCCGTTCCAGTCGTCCTCAGAGGTGCTGTCGTGCACCTGCACGTCACTTGAGTGGGCGATGAGAAACCCGGCGCCATAGGCCCACCGCATCATCCCGAACCCGTTGCGGCGAGAGATGCAACGACGGAAGATCGCAGAGTAGGAAATCTCGTGGAAGTAACCGAGTTCCATGTTGTCCTCGGAGAGGTCGTCCTCGTAGAGCACGTCCCGGTTCTCGATGTCGTTCCACCAGCCGGGCCCGTTGTTGTGGTGAGCGAAGGAGCGGCGGACCTTCAACCGGTTCGTGAGAACGAACTTGGAGCCGCCTGCCTCCCACCCCGGGTCATACGCCATGTCGGGGTTGTTCCACGCCGTCTCGTGGTCTTCAATCACCGTGTCATCGCCGACCCCGCCGATGCCCATCTGACCGTTGCGGATCGTCTTACATCGCGTGACGAGCATCTGCGAACCGATGCGGATGCCGAGCCCGTCGTTGAGCGTCACGAGGACGTTGTCCAGCCGCCAGCGGAAGCGCACGTCCTCGTGAGTGCCGGCGGCGACGGCGCCGACCTGGGCACCTGGCTTGTAGCCCTGCACGGTGATCCCGCTAAGGGTCACGTCGTCGGCGGTCGGGTAGACGCATGAGCCGGCCATCCCCATCCCGTCGAGCACGCCGCCCTCGGAGTAGATGGCAGTCCCCCGCTTGGGCCAGATGACTTGCCGCTCGTGACGACCGACGAGGATGAACGCCGTGCCGTCGGACTGAGCGTTGATCTGCTCTTGGACACTAGTCCCGGCGTTGATGCGGATGGCCCCCGCCGGTGCGGTCGGGTACACCGTGCCGGGGGCGGGCGGCTTCGGGATCGGAGCCGGTGTGGGCGTCGGGGCGGGAGCAGGTGCAGGCGCCGGAGCGGGCGGAACGATGGCAGCGAGGCGAGCCTGGCCCGCCTTCGCCTCGGCGATGACGGCGTCGAACCCGACCTTGCTCGATGCCTTGTCCCAGCGGGTCAACTTCGCACGAGCGGTCGTGGCCGTCGTGATGATCTTCGAGAAGTGCTCTGCCAGGAAGGCCTGGTCCTCGGGCCAACCCATCAGGCGTCGAGGTACTTGATCGCTGCTTGCAAGGTCTTCACGTTGTCTCCCTAGGGGGTACTTGACTTGGAACTACGGTCAGGCGCCGAGGATGTCGTGGTTCCAGGTGACCGCCAGCGTGTCACCAGCAGCCTTGTTCACGGTCGGCGTGATGAGCGCCCGGCTGATCGTTGCGGCCGCAGGAGCGACCGTCTGCGTGGCCGTGGCCTGGTTGACGAGCGCCACCTCGGCGATGGCGTTGGCGGTGGCGACACCGGCCGCCCACGTCGTCTTCCACTGGATGCGGCAGGCGACCGTGCCCGACTGGAGGTTGTTGGACGTCGGGAAGCCACCGTCGATGGCGACGAGGGAGGCGGCGACGAGCGTGACGATGCCAGCGCCTGCGCCGTTCTTGGACGGAGCCGTTGCGCCCGTGCCCAACTGCATGCCCGTGACCTGACCAGGCGGCGTGGCGATGCCTGCAGCCCGCTCGGCGTAGTACTCGTCGCCGACGTTCGTGATGAGGTTGAAGAAGCGCTCGAACTGCTTCAGGTCACCGTGCTCGTCGAAGAGTTCGACGAAGCCGTGACCGACCAGGCCGATACGATCCTCGGTCCTGAACTGCTTCGAGAGGGCGGCGATCACCTCGTCGGTGTTGAGCGAGAGGTCCGTCCCCGTGCTGGCGTGCGTGGTCACTTGGACTTGGCCTCCTTGATGGCGGTCTTGCGCTCGGCGAGTCGCTTCTCGATCACGTCGTCGGCGATCTCGCTCTTGATGTGCTCTCGGACCTGCTCGTCGGTGAGGTCGGCACCCCGCTCGGCACGAGCGACATCGCCCCACTGGCCTTCGTCCGGCCCCTTCACCTGCTCGGTGTCGTCGGCCGTCCTGATGTCGTCCTGCGCCATGCGGATCTCCTTTGCTGGTCGACTGAGAGTAGTTCGTGGGGTCTACGGGGCCACGGCGACGGACAGCGTGCCGTCGTTGGCGACCAGGAGGCGGTACCTCGTGCCGTTCGGCGAGACGAGGATGACGGGCGCCGTGGCCACGTCACGCACCCTGAGATCCCCCTCAGTGGCCGCCAGAGGGTCTGCGGACCCGATCCAGGTGGTGACACCCCCCGTGTGCGTACGGGGGACTGTGGGGCTCGTTCCGTGGACGATGACGGCCATCTCGTCTTCGTCGAGGTAGGGGAGCGAGTTCCAGGGCGTGACGCCGTCGCCGACCTTCTCCCGGCCCGTCCCGATCTCGTAGCCACGCTCGCCGATGTAGAGGACCTCGTTGACCTCCGACCAGCGGGCCTTGGTCGCACGGCGGTGCTGGATGCGGAACTCGACGTTGCTCATGGCGTGCCGCCGTCGATGACCGTGTTCGTGGAGTCGGCGGGCGGGACGGCGGGCTCTGGCAGAGGCGTCGGCCGGACGATGCTGGTGTCATCGAGGAAGCCCTCGTCGTCCTTCACCTGGATCGCCTGCACCCGGATGATCGTGTACTGCTCGGCGACCCGCCCCATCAACTCGAAGTGCTCGACGTCGTACGTGAGGCCGTCGTAGACGAGGCGGTCGAAGACGTGATGGTCGGGCGTCACGAGCGGGAGCCGGACGTGCTTCTTCCACTGCGCCACGGAGATCGTGAGGTGCAGGCGGTCGACGAGGTATGTGCCCTCGGTGTCGAAGTTCTGGGCGTCCCCGCCGTAGTAGGCCTGGATGACGGGGCACCGTCGAGGCGGGTTGTACGAGCGCCCGACGCCGGGGTTCACGGACGAGCCCTCGTCGTAGAGGTCTTCGAGGTACTCGTCCTCGGCCACCTCGGGCGTGCTCGTGGCGAACGAGTACCAGAGCACGGTCTGACCGACCTTGCGTTGGAAGCGCTCCAGGCTCTTGTTGATGCGCTTCAGGTTCTCCTTAAGCCTTAGGTCCGTGGGCATCTCAGAACAGCCTCTGCTGTCCGGGGGCTTGGCTGTTGAGAGCGTGATGGGACATCAGAGATCGTCCAGGTACTGGTGGATGACGGGCACCTCAGTGTGGCCCCGGGCCTCCAGTTGAGCGAGGCGCCTGTGTCCGTCGCTCAGCACGTCGGGGAGCCCGGTGCTGCCACCGTGGGTGATGGTGAGAGGCCGCACGTTGCCCTGGGCCACGGCTTGAGCCATGTTGCCTTCGGGGTCCTCCATGCTCTGGCTCTGGAGCGATTGCTTGCCGTACTTGAGCCGGGCGATCCTCGTGTGGGGTGCATCTTCCCACTGCTCACGGGGTGAGCCTCGACCGTGAGCGGCGCCCTTGTAGACGTCGTGGATGACCTTGGTCATGGGCATGAACATCTGGAGTTCCTCGACCCGAAACTGCTGAGGGTTGAGCATCACCAGTTGCCTGTCCCGTAGAGGCGGTCGTTCATGCGCTGCTCGACCTGCTCGCTGCGGTCGTTGCCGTGCTGGTCGAACAGAGCACGCTTCTTGGCGTTATTGATCTTCGACGTCTGGGCCTGCACGACGCCCTTGCTAGCGGGCGTGACGACCCGAGCCTGCATGAACATCTGGCCCTGGAGGATGTGGGCGCCCGTGCGGTGGTTCCCGTCGATCACGGTGTTGTGCTCACTCATGCCCTCTCCGACTTGGTAGACGTAGGGCATCTCCCGGTAGGGCAGGCGAGGGCTCGCTGTGGTCTCAGGACGGTCGAGCGCCTCATGCAGGCGCTGCGCTGAGACCGTGTCCTGGGGCGTAGCGATGGGCCGAGGCCCCAGGTTGTTGTTCCAGCCGGGAAGTTCTGGATCAGAAGACTGGTGAAGGGGAATCTCCTTCACCTCAGAACCCATCCGCCGGGCGCTGGGCGTACTGCCGTGGTAGGTGGCCCATCTCGGGACCGCTGCCGTCTCCGACGAATCCCCGATGCGTGCGACGTCGGCACTCCCCATGCCAAGGCCCTTCTTCCCGTGCGTCTTGATCTCGCCGTACATCGGCAGTCCCGTCCGGGGGTGGAGGGGGCGGTGGTCCCCGTCGTCGTAGTCCTCGTCGTTGTCGCCATCGTCTATCCGGGCACGCAAGGACTCCCACCGGTCCCGACCCTGGGCCTGCTTAGCCAGACGGTCCGGCAGGGTGAAGCGGTCAATGGCCCGACCCCGCATGCCCACCGGCTTGGTCCCGGTGTAGGCGTCCCTGCCCACCGGGAGTACCCGCTTGGCCGGAGGAGCCGACGGCCCCACAGGGTTGGTGTTGATGAACATCTCCATCTGCTGGAACTGCTGCCCGTTGAGGGCTCTCTGGGACATCAGATCCTCACGAGGGGTTGATCAGGAGCACGCTGAGCCATCAGACGCCTCGGTCGATTGGCGGGTACACCCGCTCGGGGAACGTGCGATCGTCGTACTCCCTCGCCACGTAGACGGGCACGAGCCTGTTGGTCGTGCGGCTCACCCGGCGAAGGGTCGACATCTCGATGCGGAACATGCCGACCCCGAGGGCGTTGGCCATCTCGCTGTACTTCTCCTGCCACATGCTCAGGATCTGCATGAGGAAGTTGAAGCGCTGGCTCTCGGGGATCGTCACCCCGTCCGGCACGAGAACGTCGATGTTGCGGGCGGCGTCCGTGATCATCACCCACAGCAACTGGATGACGGCGAGCACGGCGACGAGGTACTCCTCGACGGGCGGGAGGTCGATCATCTCCAGCGGCAGACCGAGCGGCCCAAGGCGCTCGTGCGTGTGCTGCAGCCACGCCGTGTTGATCGCCGAGATGATCTCAGCGTCCGTGAAGATCTGAAAGTACGTGCCCTCGACTGAGATGGCGGCGTTGAGCGGGGGCGCCACGGTGAACGTGACGAGCCCCGCCTTGGCGTCAAGCACGTAGCCGGTCCCCGCCACCAGGGGACCAGCCGTGCTCGTGGTGACCACCAGGCCAGCGGCGTTGACCACGCCAGCCGTGAGGTCGAACTTGCGTGCGGACCCGTCCCCGACGAAGTCGTCTCGGAACGTGGTGGGCGTGTCCTGCAGCATGAACCTGACCTGAGCCAGGAGGCTTGCCGTCGTAGTCATGCTGCGCCTTCCTCAGACCAAAGGTGGATAACCGCAGGCACTCAATGCCACACGTACCCACGCTCTTCGAGGTGGTCGGCGACGAACTGCGGCACCCGGTACTGCTTGCCCTCCTCGAACGTGAAGGTGTTGCCGAGGCCGATCGTCACCTGCTCCAGGTCTGCGTTCACCCGGATGGTGGTGGTCGGGGACTCGACGACCTGCACGCCGTAGTCGATGGGGCCAGCGACCGTCGGCTCGGCGCCGACCTTGCGGCGGACCTTCTCGGCCTCGGGAGACGCACCGAGCACCTGGAAGGGCGTCTCGGGGCCAGCGCCGATGATGGCGGTGTCGTTGGTCTGGACGCTGCCGTTGAGGTCGGACTGCCCGTCGACCGTCATGTTGCCGAAGTCGTCGGTCTCGGTGCCGAGCATCCCGACCTGGCGGGTGCCGGGTGCGAGACCGATGCTGTGGATGGCCCGAGCGTTCTCGGCGTCCACGATCGTCTGGGCTCGGGCCTCGTCCTCGACGACCTCACCAGTGGCAGGGTCGAAGACGGCGTTCTGGTCCTGCTCGGACTTCTCGGCGTTGGCAAGGGCGATCTCCTCGCCCCGGGCCTTGGACTGCTCCGACTGCTCGGCGGCGAGTTCGGCCTTCTTGCGCCCCGTGGCATCACCGGGCGACGTGTTCCTGGGGCGCTGGGCCATGGACTTCTCCTCTGAGATCTGCTGCGGGTGGACGTGCGGTAGAGCGAGAGCGCTGGCCGGGGGCTCGCAACCTCCGGCCAGCAACAACTCGTTCTAGTTGGTGCGGATGGTGACGACGGCCTGGTCCGTGATGAGGCCGAGGCCCCAGATGGCGTACCACGCCAGGGCGTGCTCACGACCGAAGTCGAGGACACCACCGTCACGCAACTCCACCGGGAGGGAGATGGCGTGGCCGAAGGCGTTGTCTCCGACCATGATCGCCTCGTACACCGGGGCGTTGCCGGTGGCGGCTGCGAGGGTCGTGGCGCCCGTGCCACCACCGTTGACCGTGGTGCGCACCTGCGTGGTCTCGATGAAGACCACGTCGTTGATGCGGCCGATCTCACCGAGCATGAAGTTGCCGGGGGCGGCGTACTTCGTGATCTCGATCCACTCCGGGTCGTCCCGGAGGCGGCGGCTCTGGTGCGGGTGCACGAAGCAGACGTACGTCTCGCCGAGGCGGGGGACGTTCTTCGTGGCCAGGGTCTCGACGGCGTCCTTGACCGCAGCAGACCGGAGGTTGAAGCCACCGGTCAGCGTGGCGAGCGAGGTAGCGGCGGTGCCCGGGTCGTACGGGGAGATCGGGGTGCGGGCGCCGGTCGGGGTCGAGTAGCCGTAGAGCACGGACGTGGCGAGCAGGAGCGTGTCCCGAGCGCTGGCGTCGAGGTACTGCGCCATGTTCCGGCCGAGGAGGCGGGAGGCCGAGGCCATCACGTCGTCGAACGAAGCGTTGAGCAGCAACTCGGAGACGGCGACGGCGTAGCCGTGCTCCGCCACCGTGATGGAGAACTGCGCCGCCGAGAGGGCGTTGGTCTGCATGCGCACACCTTCAACCAACTGCGAGGCGTTGCCGAGGTTGTTGTAGCGCATGAAGTTGATCGTGAGACCGGGCTGCACGCCCAACTCCGTCTTCTTCACGGCGAACTGCTCGAAGCGCAGGATCGGCATGCTCTGGAAGAGGATCTCCTTCGACCAGATGGTCTGCACGGCCTGCGACAACTGGACGTTGGTCCCTGCGTAGGCCGTGGGGCTTGCGCTCAGGTAGGGCGTCCCGGTGATGGAACTGGGCATGGCGTCTGTCTCCTTGAATCGTGGTGGCGGGGGTTCGCCCTGTTAGCCGAGGAGCCCTCGGTCTCGTGACTTCTGACCTGCTGCTCCCAACAACCTGTCCCGGTGCTTTGCGTACGTCGCCATGTCCATGTTGCTGAGATCCTCAGCGGAGTACGTCTCGTATGCCTGGTCGTTCTCCATCGGTCCCACCGGAGGCGCCGTCACCGACGCCGTCCGAGTGCTCTGTCGCACAACCTGTTGAGCCTGCGTGACTTGCTCCAAGATACGAGCAGTGCGCTCCTGAAGCGAGGCGATGCTGGATTCGATCTCATCGGGGGTCGTCCCGTTCACCATGTCGAGGAGTTCCGGCATGATCGAGTCCTGCACCTCGGGGGTCGAAATGCGGCTGCTGCGGTAGTTCTGGAGGGCGGTGAACTCACGCTCCCGCTCCAGCAGCGCCTGGTCCCGATGGCGCTCCTGCTCGATCTTGGAGAAGCGCTCGTTCCACTCCTTCTCCCGCTGCTCCAGGAGTTCACGAGCCGACATCTCGCCCTCGGCCGCCTTGCGCTGCGCCTCCTCGGCGTCCGCCTGGCGCTTGACCTCTGCAGCCTGTCGCAACTCCTCGGCCTTCTTGAGGGCGGCGAGTTCGGTCGACGTCGCCTCCAGGCGCCCGTAGACCTTGTCCCGCTCCTGCTGGCGTGCCTTCTCGATGTCCTCGACCGTGAAGGTCTTGCCGCCGGGCTTCTTGTCGCCGACCTTGGGGGTGTCTTCCTCGACCACCACCGGCACCTGGATGGTGGAGTCGGCGGGGTTGCCGGGAGGCACGACGGTGGCGGGCACCACGAGCACGTCACCCGGGTCCTGGTGCGGCACGCCTGCGTGCGGGTCGACGCTGGCGCCGGAGACGTGCGGACGGATCGAGCCGTCGGGCATCTTCCAGTAGGCGTAGCGCTCGGTGTGGATGAGCCGGGGCTCGGTGGTCTTCATGGCGATCTCCATCAGTTGTCGTTGTTCGGGTTTCGCCGCTGGGGGATCTTCGTCCCGTAGGCGAGTGTCACGATCTGCTCCATGGTCTCGGCGGGGTCAATCGCCGGGATGGGAGCAGCGGGTGCTGCAGCAGCGGTCGTTACCCCACTGCCTCCTGCTGAGGTGACGTTACCTTCGTCATCCGTCTCGGCCGGAACGGGACCCGTAGGCGGGACCATGCCGGTGAGTTTCATGATGGACGAGGTGATCGTCGCATTGAGCAAGTCGAGGGCGCCCTGCTCCTTCGCATCCTCGACGAGTTCGTCGAAGATCTCCTGCATCTTCTCCTCGGGGAACTCGTAGCCGAGGTCCCGCAGAGCGCCACGCTTCGACTCCAGCCCGAGACCCTGCTTCATCTGGATCTCGTTCAACTTCACCAACTCGTCGATCGGGAGCGGCGGCGGCCAGTGCAGGGTCGTGCGGTACGTGATCGGGTCGAGCGGGTCGAGGACCGGGATCTGCCCGTCCTTCAGGACCGTGCTGTTCGTGGCGTCCCACTGCATCGCCTCGGGCTGGTAGAGGGCGATGTGCCTGAGGATCAGGTCGTTGATCTGGTTGATGCCACGCCCGTACGTGGTCTTCTTCAGGCTGTAGCGGTTCATGAGGGGCTGGAACTGGATCGACAGCGCCACACCCGACGTGTTGGAGATCGGCTGGAACTGGCCGAGCGCCGACTCGGGCACGCCGGTCAGTTCGTGCATCGAGCGCTTGATCATCTCCAGGTACTGCATGGGGCCAGCGAGGTTGGCCGCCAACTCCAGGTTGAAGACCGAGGCGTCCTTGGGCAGGCCACCCCAGACCTTCTTCGGTCCCTTCTCCAACTGCGACGCCTTGGCGCCCGTGATCACGGTCACCGGGGCGGCGTGGTAGTTGATGATGTCGCTGATGTCCGTGGCCTTCTCGTTGTACTCACGGTTCAACGAGATGATGTCCTGGATGTCGCTGAGTCCCCATGGGCTGCCAGACACCGGGATGTTGGGGATGAAGGCAACCGGGATGCGCCCGAGCGGGTTGGGGCGGGAGTCGATCAACTCGTCGTTGATGTACTCCTCGATCGCCTCGTCCGTCATCAACTCCACGTACGTGAAGACTTGACGGGTGCCTTCGAGCGCCGTGCCCCAGAACCGGTACTTCATCTTGAAGCGGATGAGGCGGTTCCGGTCGTGGGGGTGCCACTCAGGAAAGCAGTTGCCTGTGTGGAAGGTCGTGCCCTTGCGCCGAGCCACCCAGGTGCCGGTGCCCGTTGTGGGGCACCAGACCTTGCCCTGGTAGTGCTCGGTGGTGCGCTTCAAGTTCTGGATGTTGAGCGTGCGGTTCTTGTAGACCGTCACGTCGCTGCATCGCTTGCCGATGTCCCGCTGCCTCCAACGAGCCTGGGTGCGAAGGCCCAACATCATGGCAAGCATCTGGAAGCCGTCCACCCGGCCCTCGTCGGACTGCGCCCACACAGTGGAGACGCCTCGATGACCATCGCCGTCCAGGAGGGTCTCGTAGAGCAGACGAGCCTGTGAATAGGTGAGGGACCCCAGGAACTCAGCGGTCAGCGCCTTCTGGTCCCCCACGACCGAATGGAGTGACTCCCGCAACGAGGGGACGTACCACTGGGTGGCCTTGCCCTTGAAGCGGTAGACCGAGCCACCCCACGCCTTAGCGAGGCGGTCGATGCGAGCAGCGTGCTCGGGGTTGATCTGCTCGTCCTGCGTGAACATCGGCGCACGGTTCTGGGTGTGCCAGTGGCCCTCGGTCACGAACCAACCGACGGTCTCCACAAAGTCGTCGTCGTGCTTGGCGAGGGGCGAGAAGGCCATGGGCGTTCCCCCTGCCACCACGAGCGAGCCAGCCCCGCCGCCTTGCAACTCATGGAGGTCGGCGGTCGTGCGGATGCTGCGCTTGCCACGGGCTGACTGAGCGAGCCAACGGTGGTCCGGCGTGCTCAGCGCATCGAAGCGCTCGTTCCTCCAACGGGCCATCGGCCCGTCCCAGTCGAAGACGTTGACAGCCTGGACGTCGGTCCAGACCAACTCGTCGGTCCCGGGGTCGAGCGCCAGCGCCTCATCGTCAGTCGTCAGATCATTGGCGGACAGCCATCCCCGACGAGTGAGGACCTCGGTGTCCTCAACCGGCAGGCAGTACGAGGCGTTGAGCGGGAGGATGCGGATGCGGCCCGGCTGAACCTGGCCGACGGGGTCAGCGAAGGGCGGGTCCCACGCCACCTTGACGAAGCAGTCACCAGAGACCCCGCCCTGGTTGCCCATCTCCCAGAGGACGGACTCCTTGTCGTTGTCCTCCTCCCAGACCCGCTGCAGCAACTGGGGCACGATGGCCTCGGTCGCCTTGGGGGAGCGGAAGCCCACGCCCTTGCCGAACGTGAAGTTGTTGATGTAGTCGGCGAAGGCCTTGACGTAGTTGAACGTCAACTGCGGCTCGCCGTGCTCCCGCTTGTAGCCCCAGTGGTGCCCGAGATAGAAGGCCCAGTTGTGGGCGTACCTGTTCAGCCGAGGCCCATGGACCTCGAACTCCTCGTCGGCCAACTCCACCAGCCCGAGCGGGCTGACGGAGACGGTCAGGTCTGAACTGGACGCCCGGTAGGACGGCGAGTGGAAGTCAATCGCCATCAGGTCTTGCGAACTCGCACTTCAGCGGTGAATCCCTGGCCGAGACCGAGAACCGTGTTGTTCGACACAACGATGCGGGCGCCTTCGCCCACGAGAGCCCCATCGACGACCGTGAGCGTGCCTTCAGGGGTGTTGGCCGGGACGGTGATCGTCTGCACCGCCGGATACCGCACGCCCGCCGTGAACGTCTCCTTACCCCGGACCACGACAGTCAGAGCGGTGATCGCCGACGGGTTCGTGACGATGACGACGAACTGGTCGGTACCAGTGATGGTGTCGGCGGGGACGTCGAGGTCGGCGACCGTGTTGGCGGCCGCCGAGGCGGCGAACACAGCGTCGCCGTCATAGACCTGTTGGCCTGATCCTGTGGGGTCGATGAAGGGCATGCGGGCCTCTCAGATGCCGATGTTCACGATGTGTGCCGAGAACCAGGCGGCCCCAGCCCCGAGCAAGGTCGATGACAAGCAACGGCCTGGAGGTCTTACTGGGTGACGACGGTGGGGTTGTGGCGCAGGTAGCGCCCACCCGAGCGGAGCACCCGGTCGACGAAGGGCATCGGGTAGTCGGCGAACGAGCCCTGTGCGAACTCGGCGAGGAAGGTCGGCGCCTCGATCCATGAGGCGGACCCGAGGTGGGCACGCTCGGCGAGCGTCTCGTCGGCGTACTTGGTGTCGACCTTCTGGTTCCGGTTGCGTGCGCCGGGCTGGCCCTGGGCGATGCCGTCCTGGAACGAGTTCGGGATGTCGGTGTCGGTGGCGACGCCCTCCTCGAAGCGGAGCGGACCCCGGTTCATCGGACGCTGCTCGGCCATCTTCCGCTCGTACACGACGGGGAAGCGCTCGGGGAACTGCGGGTTCGGTGCCAGGCCCATCAGATGTCTCCTTCTTGCAGGTAGCGGGCCAAGCGCTCGGCCCTGGTTGCATCGTCCTTCAGGTACCCGATCGCTCGGTTACACAGGTCACAGAGTAGGCCACGGACCTTGCCCGTCTTGTGGCAGTGGTCCACGCATGCACTCTGCGGGCGCTCGAAGGCTCCCAGACAGATGCAGCAACGGCCCCCCTGCCCCACCAGCATGGCGTCGAACTGGCCCTGTGAGACCCCGTACTTCTTCAGGCGCTGCTGCTCCCGCTTGCGGATGTTGTAGGTGTCCCGGTTCCGCTCTCGGTACGCAGCGCCATGCTTGTCGGCTGTCGCCTTCCCCCGCTTGCGCTGACAGTCCTTGCAGTAGGACTGATACTGCTGCCGACCATCGGTCCCGATCCGCTTGCGGTGGAACCGCATGATTGGCTTGGCCTCACCGCAGTCGACACAGGTCCGCTCTTCCTGGTCAGCGATCGGGAGCATCAGGCTTCCCACTGCGCCTGGGGCGTCCTCTCAGAGGCCCCTGTGGTGCCCGTAGGGGGCATGGCGGGGTCGTTCAGGTACCTGTACACCCTCAGCCCCTCCTGGAGGCGTAGAAGGTCCCGGTCGTGACCTCCACGGTAGGCATGGTGAGGTCCTTCGTCATGACGCAGGCGATGGCGAGACTATCGCAGTAATCGTCGTGCGCCTCGGCCTCGTTGGGGGCCTCCGCCAGGAGGTGGGGTCCCTGGTACTTCTTCTCCAGGTCGATCATCTGCTGGTGGAACCGGCGCCAGGTCTTGAGGCGTCGAGTCTTGGCGTGCGCAGGCCAGCCGATCTGCTTGCGCTGGATCAACTGCATGAGGTGCTTCCACCGTGCGCTCTGCGCTGGCACCGTGGAGTCGAGCGGTTCGACTTGCGTACCGGGGAAGAGGATGGCCAGACGCTGGGCCACTGCGTCTCCCACACCCTGGGCGTCGACACCGATGGCGATGACGTTGTAGGCCGAGAGGAAGTCGACGATCTTGAAGTACTGCTCCTCCCAGTCGTCGCCGTGGATCTCAAGCCAGTTGAGGATGCGGTGATCGAAGAACCCGAACTCATCGGGCTTCTCCCAGTCGACCCAGACGACCGTGATGACGGTGGAGTCCTTCTTCCGAGCGGGGTCGATGCCGACCACCACAGGAGTGCGATTCCAAGCACGCACGATCTCCATGCTCTTGTCACCCAGTTCCTCCATGACGCTCTCGGTGACGAACATCCCTCGTTCGAGGAGCCACTTCAGGTTGTAGGACAACTGGAACTCGTCGGAGTCTTCGCCGAGGCGCTCCATCTCCTTCTTCACGAACTTGGCGTAGTTCGGGTTGTACTTGGCGCAGAACTTCCAGTTGAACTCGTAGTGGTTCTGCTTGCGGCCCTTCGACTGGATTCGCTTGTTCAACTGGATCGCCTTGTAGAAGTCGCCCTTCTTCGTGTCGGGCGTGCCGATCTTGACGATGGTCCCGTTGTAGTGGGCGAGCATCGGGTGGATGCTCTTGCGCACCGTGTACTCGTCGGCGCCCTGCGCCTCGTCGATGACCACGAGGTGGTACGACTTCGACTCGATGCTGGCCCGGGGGTTGGCGGTCTGCATCCGGCAGAACGAGCCGCTCTTCTTGAGCCGCATGATCCGGCCGTGACCGACGGCGGCGTCGTCGATCTCGCTGTCGCTCATGATGTCGAGGGCGAGGTCGGACGTCATGCGGTCCACCAGGCGCCCGTAGAGGGTCTCGGCCTGGTCGGCCACGGGGGCGAAGACGCCGACCCACAGCCCGTTCTTGAACTTGCCGAGGAGGCTCGGGAACATCTTGGCCAACTTCGGCAGGAGGACCATGCACCCGCTGAGCGTGTTGGCGAGCGTCTCGCTCTTGCCGCTCTGCCTGCTGAAGAGGCCGGTCAACTCATCGCCGTCGTTGGTGACGAGCGAGAGGATGATGCGCCGGGCGAACGCCTGCTGGTACGGGTACATCTGCACGCCCGAGAACTGCAGGACGAAGAGCAAGATCTTCTCGACGAGGTTGTCGATGAAGGCCTGGTCGTAGCCAGCAAGGTCGCCCGAGTCGGCGCCGAGGACCTCGTCCCGCTCGTCGTCGTTCATCTCCACGGAGATGAGATCGTCTTCGAGCACGGTCATGGCAAGTCAGGCTACCTCCAGACATGCGGAAGGGCCGCCCACCCAGAGGAGTGAGACGGCCCTTCGCACGTTGGACCCACCAACGGGTCCAGACTACCGCACTCCCCCTTCCTTGACGATCTGGCTCGTGCGCTGGCGGGTCAGGTCGAACCTGACGGCCAACTGGGTGGGGTTGAGGCCCTCCCTGGCGAGCATGACGATGACGGCGTCACGCTCCTCGTTCTCACCGAGCGAGGGGGCTCGGGCGCAGAGGTCACTGCAGAAGGCCACGAAGAACCGGTCCGAGAGGACCGAGCCGAACCGTCGCCCGCAGCCCCTGCAGTGGATGTCCCCGTTGTCAGATGCCATCGAGCACCCCCTGCCCTTCGATCTGCTGGCCTCCTCCCGTGCTCGTGCCGAGGTGGCGCTGCAGGTCCTGCAGGCTCTCGATGACAGCGGGCAGGATCGCCTTGTCGAACAGGATCCCCTTGCCCACCACACCCCGGCTCGGGATGTAGTCCCGGAGGTCGACGTACTCCCGGCCCTCGCTCTTGACCACCTGGATGATGAGGTCGAGGTCGGGCTTGTGGCGGAGCGCTGAGAACCGCTTCACCTTGTAGGGCCTGAGGTCGACCATCAGCGAGCCCTCCGGTTGAACAGGCGCTGGAGGAACGTGAGTGGCACGTCGGCCGCCTGCAGGCTCTCGACGATCTCGTCCTCGAAGTCCTCGTACTCGTCGGCCTCGGCCTCGGGCTCGTAGTGCGAGACGTCGGGTGTCTTGACCTCCTGCACCGACAGGACCTCGTAGCGGCAGCACCGCAACTTCTGGAAGGCCGAGTCGCTCGGGACCGACACCACGTCGGCCGGGTCGGTGCGGACCTCCAGGAGGGAGGTCCCGAAGTCGTGGGCGTAGTCGTACGAGCCCACGTGCAGCCCGTACGAGCAGCCGATGGTGACGTCGTCCTGCACGTTCTCCCGCAGCATCGTGACCACGTCGCCGACCCGCTGAGGAATCTGGCCGGTGATCTCGACGCCGTTGACGAACGCCGTCCCGGCCGTGACGGACAGGAAGACCTGCTCGCCCTGCTCGGTCGTGATGGTCTGGTCACCCTCGTCGTCGAGGTCGGTGGGCGCCTCTTCGACGTTGACGCCCTTGAAGCCGATGAAGTAGCCCTCGGCGTCGATGGTGAGGCTCTTGGCCTCGGTCCAGTCGAACAACTGCTGCCGGCTGCGACGGCTGGGGTTCTGCTCCAGGCGCTCCAGGAACTTGACGAGCCCGTCGGTGTCCCGGCCCTCCCGGCGGTAGCGGAGGATCGTGTTGGCGAGGCTGCTGTGGACCTTCTCGCCGTTGAAGAGCACGGCGCCGTCCGTCACGGTGACCCGCCCGTCGAGGCCCTCCACTGCCTTCGACAGGTCGAGGAAGGGGGCGGGGCTGTCCCCGTTGATGAGCGCCCGCACGATGCGCTTGAACTCGGGGTGCGTGTTCGGGACGGAGACGAGCACGCCGTTCTGGGAGAACGTCGCTGCGCCCTCCCCCTCGGCGTTCACGGTGATCTCGTGCGGGGTGATGGTCGTGGTCATGTCAGTGGGCCTTCCGGTTGGACTTCAGGGACTGGAACTTTGCATTGATGTAGAGCACGCACTCTTCAGCGTCGTTGCTGGAGAAGCGACTGGCGACGAGCGGGTAGCGGACGGCGAAGTCGAGGGGCAGCGGCTCGATCTTGCCGAGGTACGTGCCGCCCGAGATTCGGCGGTGGGCCTTGTACGCCTCGGACTGCGGTGTGTTGATGGCGGTCAGGACCTTGCGCAGGGCGGGGTCCTTGACCTGGTCGACGAGGGGGGCGAGGAACGCCCACTGGAAGTCACGCACGGCCTCTTGAAAGCCGTCCGCCTTCGTGAGGGCGGCCTTGGTCGCCTTGATCTGGGCGTTGTGGTACTCGTGCACGGACTGCGCCTGCGGGTACAGGCGCTGGAACTTGGCCACCTGGCGCTCGGCCAGACCGACGACGTGCGCCTGCTGGTAGAGGGCGGCGGCGTGGGGCGCCCCGTACTTCAAGTCGATGTAGAAGAGGACGGGGTCGTTGTCGTACTCCCCGATCTCGGCCGTGAGGGACAAGCGGCCGTTGTGCTTGACGGCGTACTTCGTCTTGCCCTGGTTCTTGGCCCGCTCCGCCTTGACGGTAGGGGTGGCGGCGACGATGTCGTCCCAGGAGATGATCTCCATGTGGCCCTGCAGGATCCTCAGGTTGGCAGACGTCGGGAGCAGGTAGGCGTTGCGGGTGTTGACGCCCGAGGCGTTGGTGTAGCGCACGAGGCGCTCTTTGACGAGCGGCGACACGGACCGGAGCGGGAAGCCCGAGACGAGCACGATGTTCCCGACCTCCCGGATGGCACTCCACGGGAGGGCGCCGACCTTCCTTGCAGAGCCCTGGTAGACCCGGAAGACGTCGCCCCCGCCGAGCGGGAGGTACGACCCGTAGCGGGCCTCGATCTTCGACTTCGTGAGGGGGGCGAAGTTGCCCCACTCGGCGCAGGCGGCGATCTTGTCCCACGGGTCAAGGTCGGCGAGGCGGCGCTCGATCGACTGGGCCAGCGCCTCGGAGGCGTAGTCCCAGAGGGTGTCGACCGTCTCCTGCGTCTGGGTCGTGAACTCCAGCGCCTCCCGGCTCGGAGTGAACTGCACGGTGTTCATCGGCAGCCAGGCGATGATCTGGTAGCCGCCCGTGCAGCCCTTGCGGTACTCCCGCTTGTGGTTGGCGACCGGGTACGGAACGTTGCCCATGACGATCGTGTCCTGCGTGGAGTACCCGATGCGCACGGCCACGTCCTCGTCGAGCCAGATGAGGTCCTTGTCGTCCCGGACGTTGGCGGGCTCAGCGCCGTTCACGAGCACGGTGCCCTTCTCCCAGAACTTGAAGAGATCAGCGGCCTCGTTGGCGAACCGGTTGACGTCCTCGGACTTGACTGGGATGGAGACCTTGACGCCGTTCGGCTCGCTCGTGGTGACGGTGTCGAGGATCTTGATGACGCCGACGCCGCTGCTGTTCTTCGTGACCACGGCGAGCGTCTTCACGCCCCCGAGCACGCCCTCGACCGAGAACTGATCGGCGTAGGCAAGGGCGCTCTTGCACCCGATGCCGAGCACGCCGTTGACCTCGTCCGACTCCCGCTTCGTGGAGGCGCCGTACTGGCTGTAGACCTCCCGCAGGCCGTTGACGTTCAGGCCGAGCCCGAAGTCCTGGATCACGAGGGAGAGGTGCTCGTACGTGGGGAGCGTGACCTTGATCGGCACGTCCGCCTTGCCAGCGAAGATGTGGCTGTCACGGGCGTTGGTGCTGTACTCCCGCACCAGGGCGGCCTGCACCCGGGAGTAGAGGTTGGTCAGGAGGCGCAGGACGTGGGCCTCGACGCCCTGGGCGATCTTCATGTCGAAGACCTCGGTGGCGGTGCCCACGTGGGCGATGGTGGTCTCGGTCTGGGGGATCATCGTGCGTTCTCCAGGCTGAGGCTGAAGGCCTCGTGGGGTCCAACGGGGGAGAAGAAGGCGGTCAGGCCGTTGTTGCGGCGGTTGGCGGCCTTGCGGGAGCGGACGCCGTAGAGGTGCACGCTGGTGACGAGGGTGGAGATGGCGACGGCGGCCTCGTGGTCCGTCTCGAAGTGCAACTGGATCGACATCAGCCGATCACCTGCCAGCCCTCGGCCTCGACCTGGAGCGGTCCGTTCAGGTCAAGCGCCTGGGCCAGGTCCCGAGCGGGGCGGTGGTCGACGGCGAGGCCGACCGGGCGGCCGTCCTCGGTCTCGGCGTCGAAGACGACGATCGTGCCGTGGTCCTGGCGGATCTCGGTGACGGTGAGCAACATGGCTGGGGGCTCCTGGGCTGGGCGGCTGGGGTGACGAGAACCACTATGACAGGTCGGTGAGACAGCCGCAAGTCGAGGTGGCAGGTCGGCTTGCGGTGCAGGCCATGCTACACTT